CCATACAGCGTATCAGCGGTGAACAACGTACCCAGGAATTCCTGCTTGTACTGAGTTTGCGAACGGATGCCCAGTTGCTCAACCAAAACAGCGAAGTCACGCTGGAACAGCAGAGCCACTTTGTCCGGGGTCGAAGCAGCGGTGGTATCGCAGTTCGTAGAAACGAACACTTTCACACCGTAGATATCGCCGAACTCACCGTTCATCAGGGTAGAACCCGTGCCTTTGAAGGCTTGCTCGGTGAAACGAGCGATACCCAACATGCTGTTACGAGCAACCGGAGGAACAACCAGAGCACGACCGTCCATAGGCACATCGCTGTCATCCAACGTCTGGATAGCCTTACGGATACCAGCGTCAGCGATAGCAGCAGCGTTGGAAGTGCCATAGGTGTAAGCAGCGCCGGTAGAACCGATCAGACCGCCAGTGTACTGCTGGTTAGCAGAGTTACCACCGTTAGCACCACGACCCAACTGAATCAGGCTGGTGTCAACTTGCTTAGCCAGGGCGTAGCCAGCATCTTCCGTGTAGAAACCGCGCAGGCTCGACAGAGCTTGAGCTTCCACGATGTCCTCGATCAAACGCGAGTATTCGTAGTGGTTGTTTATAGACACAGAAATGTCGGTATCGCTCTCAGCGATCAGCGTCACGGTGTTGGCAGCGGCCTTGGCAGAAGCAGAACCACGGGTGGGGCTAGGAATGTGAATCGTGTCACCTTTCTTGCCCTTGAAGTTCATCTTCTTAACCAGGTTAGCCATAACCAGGTTCTTCTTGTACGCAGCAACAATCTCATCACTCCATACTTCAGGAATAAAATTCGCTGCGCTGGTGGTGGTTACGGCATTTGCGCCGGAAAAGGTATTAGCCATTTTATAAAACTCCTAAAAATTGATTATCGAACACGCCCTTCGGCGTATGCTTTCATGATTTCTGGCTGAAGCTGTTCATAACGATCAGGATCAGTCATCTTTAGCCGGATTAGGTCAGCACGGCGATAGACTTTGGCTGAAGACTCTCCAGTACCTCCAGTGTCAACGGAAGCAGCCTTGAGATTCTGTTTAAGAACCTGTTTGCCTGCATCAGCGGTCTGCTTGGCTTTAACACCACGAATCTGCTTAAATGTACTCAACAATTCATCGGCAGCTTGAAAATCGTATTGACTGTCTGCCATAGCAAACATATTCAAACGAATCGGAGAGGCTTTAACCCACTCCTGGAACTCACCATCCCCTACCACTTCTGCAAAATCAGGATGCTTCTGTTGAAGCATTTGCTGAGTCTGCATCTTCTTGAACTGTTGTGCAGCTTCACGAGCAGCGATAATGTCTGGATGAGTCTCAACTGCTTTTTGAACCGCTGTTTTCGGATCTTCAAAGAAGTCAATCTCTGTTTCTTGTTTAGCAACTGGTTGCTCTTTATTGAGGTTCTGCTGAATTAACTGGTCTGCGAGCTTACGCATCTCTCCTACTTCTTGTGCCTGCCTTCCAATCAGCTTTTCAGCCTCTTGGTGCATCTTCACAATATCCTCCAGACTCTTGCCTGAGTATTTCTCAGGAATCTGTGGGACCGCAGGTTCAGGAGTTACCTCCTCTTGGATCTGCTTTTGCTCTTCAGCCTCGATCTCACTCGGCTTCTCAATTTCTTCGTCAATCAATGCCATACTTACCTCTCCTGCCGATAAACGGTTCTAGGATAATTTATAGAATGGAACGACTATATGTTTTCCGTTCCGTTTTGTTTGCGCTCAACAGCCAATTTCTCAGCCCTTTTACGCTCCCATGCGTCATAAGCTGTGGGGAATTGACCTGTAATCCCTTCCAACTTAAACATGGGTGTTGAGATTATGCGTTTAGCATCTTGTGAGCAGATTGGGCAAGCCCTTACTCGGATACTATCGTCCACATAAGCCTCGGTTACGTGATAATCCTCACAGCAGAACTCAAACAATCGTTTCATGTTGGAGCTCCTCAAAGGCTTTCTCACATATTTCCTTACGCTGGAGAACCAGATTAAGAATATCTAACTGTCCTTTACGGAAATAAAGATCTTGTGTGTCCGCGACAGTAGATAAATCGTTTAAACTAGCCTTCAATGCTTGGAAATCTTCCATCAACAATGACCACCCTTTGGTAGCCATCATCGAAAATGTTTCTAAGTAATACTGTTCAAGCTCTTTGTCCAT